CCTACCAAAACCGCCTTTTCGCACGTTGTTCTCATAATAATCAAAACCTCTTGCACTAGCATCAGCCGTAGGCTGATCAACTCTCACGGATTGTGCCCACTCATCCAGATGTAGTTGTGCAGTCCCACCTTCAAGCTTAACCTCACCTGTTACAATACCGCCTGTTTTCTTTAGGAGGTTAGTGTTTCCATTAACTATAAAGTTATCTGGGCGGAATTCTACCTGTTTAGCCCAATCCCAGTCAGAATTGTCTGCCTTACGTGGAGAAATTACGAAACCATCATGCGCGTCATCCCTACGGAAAGCCCAATCCGGATCGGTTCCAACTCCTTTAAATCGCATAAGAGCACCACTATCAATGATAATTTCACCTGTCATAGTTCCACCTGTTTTGGGTAAAGACCCATCAGCAGTCTTTTTAATATCCGTTATATTTCCGGACAAAATCCCAATTTGGTCTTTATTTTTGTTTACTTCTACTAATGCTGCGTCAGCTTTCGCTCCTGCTGCAATGATTCCATCGATATCTTTTCCTTCAAGTTTTTCTCCAGCTTCAATTGCTTTTTGAATAACTGGAAATTCATTTGTAGATTTCATTGCTTCATCAGACATTATCGATTCATCAACAGCAAAAACAAATTTGCATGTTTCAATTACTTTATTATCAGGGAAGGTTAACCTTAATTGCGCAACTACGTTTCCGTAGGCAATAAGTGTTTGTGCGCTTAATACTACATAATACTTACCTTGCATTTGATTTACATTCTGTACATCTTGGAACACTCTCTTGCCATCAGGCTTTAAAAATGCAATTTGTACCTTTGTAGCTGTCGAGAAATCCGTAACTACTTTGTCATGAGTTACATTGATTAATAGCTTGGCAGAGTTTAAATCATTCTGATAAAACCGCATTACCTTTAGTTCTTCTTCTTTTGTGGCGAAATCTTTATGTTGCATTGTGTCAATTGTTATTTCTCTTACTTTTAATAGTTCTGCCAAATGGATCACTCCTTTTGTAAATTAAAAAAAGACCAGCTTATGGCTGCTCTGGTTTCTCATTTATTAATTGTTGTTTCGGTTTATTTGTTTAGTAATTGTTGCACTAATACCTTTAATTCATCAATTTCAGCTTTCATTGAAATCTTCTCAAGTTTTTCTGCTTCAAGTTGTTCTTTAAGAGTGTCAACTTCCTGCTTCAACATACCGTGGTCAAATTGAAGATTTTCAACTTTAAAGTCAACTTCTTGTATTGCTTGAATAGAAATTGCAACAGAGCTATAAAGTTTTATAGCGTCTTTCTGTGGTGTGGTGAATACATCGTCAGTGTCCTCCGCAATCATACCGTAATTAATTGGAAGTGTAATAGACTCCCCTGACTCGAAGCGTTCAACATCTCTTATAAAGTGATACTGTTTGATGTTTACAGAGTTGATTTTATCTAAAGCAGAGAATGGAAGGTCTTCTATGTCCATTTTAAGCGTACGAGAAGAATTGGGGATAAATTCTTGCGCCCACATACGCCCTGTAGCAGATATATTTTCAGTAGCTCGTAGTGTTCTTAGCTTAATGTCTCGGAAGGCGTCACCTGTCGCACTTTTAATCTGTAATCCTTCACCTACATAGTCAGGATGCCTTGCCATTCTAAACATGATCTGATTTGCAAAAGTAAAATCTACATCTCCTTGAGCAGTTGGAGCTAAGTCTTTAATTGTCATTGCAGGGAATGACTTGTTATCACTTGTATAAAAATTAAAGTAGCCACGCTTAGCGGTCAAATTGATATCTTTAGAAGAACTCAAGGTGATAAAACCTGTAGTACCACCTGTGGAACTAGCAGTAAGAGAGATGTTACCGTTTGTATTAGTTAAACTCATATCGCCTATAGAGTTAATTTGCATTGCTCCATCATATCTGTAGAAATTGATATAGGAAGATTTAATGACGTCATTTCCATTACGACCTGTAGCAATCCCAATTGAAGCTACTGAGTTAGTGAATACGTTTGAATTTATTGTAGTTTGGTCAATTACTAATGATCCATTTAACGTCCCTGTCGTCTCATAATCATTACCAAGAATTAAAGCGGACTGAATGTTCCCATCTGTACGCTCAATGAATCCCAAATAACCTCTACTACGTCCACCACCGTATACAGTTAAATTCTGTGCATTTAAACGAATATGATTGGCGCCTGAACCCGCAGGAGCAGTTTGGATTGTAACACCTTGCAATGTCTGTGCTTTAAGGTGTTTTGCTTCAATGTAACCATCAAGATAAATTTTACTCGCTTGAATTAATACGGATTGAGCAGTTTGGTTAATCGTAGATGCAATTTCGTTATTTTTAACTCGCAAGTTAATCTCATCACTCATTAAAGATAATTGTGAAGTGTGATTATCTACTATAGCTTTACTTCCAAAACGTCCGTCAGAATCTGTTTTATTGTAAACATCATTTTTCTCTGCTTTGAGATTAATGCGGTCAGATTGTTGATTTATACTGGTTTCAATAGTAGATACCTTAGAGTCGAATTCAGAAGTAGCCACTTTTTTTGCAATCTCTCCAACAAGTTGGTCGTAGTTAGCATAATCTTTAGGGTTTTCCATGAAACTTGAAGGGTTCTCACCTTGTTGAAATTGTGGTTGAGAAGCCCAAATAAGGCCGTTTTTATTTATTCCTATACAAGCTTCAGCATGAGTAACAGCACTTGAAGGTACATCAGCAGTAACAGAAATAAATGTCCATACGCCATTAGTTAACTTATCTTTTAAAGTTACATTCGCAGTAGCAACTACAGTTAATCCATTTCGAAACTTAATTTCCAAATATCCATCTTGATCTAAGCTATCTTTACTATTTGTAAATACCCATGCAGATAACACTACTTTCCCTGAGTTAGATGCAACAGGAGTCATCTGGCTTATTCCTGTAAAAACGTTCCCTGTTAACCCTGTAGCTTGAATCTGAACAGAATTATACCCATCATGTCTTTTGGATGTTGTAGGTGTAACCGCTGTTCCTGCAGTAGCTGTCACGCTCCACTTACTAAGGCTTGGGGTTCTAGAGATAATCACACCAGAACTTGGGTTAATTTCTCTATCTTCAAATGCAGAATTGAATAGAATATTTGTACTGCCTAAACCACCTAAATAATCTTGCATTTGTTTTTCAGAGATTTTCGACTTCATGGATTCGTTAGTGAGTTCAAGATCCCTTTTAACTTCCTCGACATCCGGAACGACAACATCCCACGCTTCACCTGTCCATATTTTCAAAATACCAGGCTTACCACCACTAATATCACGCCATAGCGTTTTATTTGGTTTAAGACCCGCGATAGGAGGAGAAACACTTTCTATAATATCGACCATGTTTTGATCCATATAATCTTTTGTAGCAGTAGCTAAATCTTTAGCTGTTTTCGATTCTTCAACAGCTTCATTCGCCTTTTTAGCTGTATCATTTGCTTTTTCTTCTAATGCAGCAAACCATTCTTTCGATACTTTGTCATTAATCATGGAAAGCATCTTTTGATACAGTCTTCGCAACGCTTCATCTTGGTTGACTATTTCTACATAGTTTCCAAATGTGTGCTTGTTTTGATGCTTATCCTTATAGGAATTGTCTCCTGCAATAGCTCTCGCTTCTAGGTAAAGAGTCGGCGTCATACCTTCGTCGATAATACGGATTGTGTCTCCTTCTCTAACATCCTCATGCTCATACCCAAATACGCTAGATATGTCAACGGAATTCACTTCGTAAGTTACGATTGTAGAAACGCGCTTTTTCAGCTCCGTTTTGGCTAATGTTAACAATCGGGCCGGAGTAAGTTCATCTTTTTCAGATTCCGGTGTGTAAAATCCAAATTGGTGCTTCCCGTTCACATTCCAACGTTGAAACGCTGCTTCATCAACAATATATTGAACTCCGTTATTAACTGATTCGATAGTGATTAACTTGTCGTTTCCATCTGCATCTTGTCCTATATAATACGGGACTAATGCCGTAATAATGTTCTCAGAGTTCTCTATACGCTTGATTCCTACTAAATCTTTACCAAGTGTAACCTCTTTATTTGTTTCTCTACCACGCTTCTTAACAAGGTCGATGAATCTTCTTGGTTTTCCTGTTCCGATTTCTATCCTGTATTGGATTTCAATGTTGTCGAAGAGAGTTGCGATTTGCTGAATGAATTGCAAAGGGCTCATGGGTTTTTCTATTTTAAACGAGCGATTCCCTACAGCTTCGATAAACCCAACTTCCCAATCAGTATGACTAGTAGCAAACGTTAAATACTGTTTGGCACTCCAACTTTTAATCTCTCGCGGTGTCAAAGGAACCTCTTTATCAAGTAAAATCCACTCACCTGATGCATAGATAGTAAAATTGTGAGCTTCAGAGTCTTTTTCGATAGAAGTGATTACATAGGGAGTAATAACACCTGGATTCGTTTCTTTTAATATCAAATTCTTTTGTTGGATATAATCTAGAAACGGAGAATCTTCTAATAATTTGAAGTCCAGTATGTCGACGTTATCTTTGATCTCCCAGTGTCTTAGATCATCGAAATAATCCGCCGGCTGAATAGTAGCGATAATTTGCTTTGTTTTAAAATCCACAATGTGTAAATCTCCGCTTACCTTCTTCATTATTTGTACCTCTCCCTATAAACAATTCGCGCTGTCCCTATGTTAGATGGACGTATAATAATATCGTTCCGACCTCTTTTTACAGTAGGGAATCTACTAAAGATGTCTTTTAATCCAATTGCATTTGTTCCATTTATTGTTACTAGTGATCTCTCTGTATCTATCTGGACTTTATCCCCTACATCAAAAATATAAGGCGTTTCATCTAACGTTAATGTATTAATCTTCCAAAACTTCACATCTTCAATAAATGCTATTTCCGCTGGTGAATGAGGACCATAAGCGATACATCCTACAGCTACCTTTGCGACTGGTCTAGAAGTCATGGGGTTACTATCGGACTCATCTCTCCAAGTTTGGACAAAACTAGCATCATCTATTTCGGTATTTTTACGATACTTAGCAAAATAGAAACTCCACTCTTTACCTCTGCGTGCTACTGAAACATGACCCCTGAAATTATTAAATGTATCAGAAGACATCCCCATTTCGTCAGCAATCCACTTTCTAGAACCGCCTGAATCAATAATTGCTTGTGCGGTTGTCATTTCATGACTCATATACTCATCAGCCATTGCTAGTTCAACTATTACATTGTCGTTAGCATCTAAAAGCATTACTACCGTTTTCCCCATTCGGCTCCAATGACCAGATTGAAAATGCATTTGCACATCAAGTCTAAAGTCTTGAATAACACCACTTGTATTAGGGATAGTTCGTTTCATAAAGGGACCATGCCACTCAGTATCAGTTCCTGTTCCGTATGATTCAGGTGTAAAAGCATATCCTTGCCATACTTTCATTGCTCCTGAACTCTTATAAATCCCTATTTGACCAGTTACAGCTGTCCAAGGTGTTAAACTATTCATTTCGTCCCATATCAGGCGTTCGTCTTGTTTTACTACACGAGTTTTAACTCCGGTAGGATAACCGAGCCTAAAATATTCGTCTTCATTCCATACATCCAAGAATGGACTAGGGTTTGCCACTTCTATATCGATAATAGGATTTGTTCCTACTGTTCCCTTATTTTCAAAGGTCGCTTTTAATTCTTGATTCTGCACCAGCATAACTTCTGTTTTAATAGCCCCTAATTTATAAGGCATAGGGCAGACAAATCTAATCTTTCCTTTTCCTCTAAAAATTAATTCATCTATATCTGCTCCACCATCAATTACAGCCATGTATGTGCGATCTGGTTCATCATCAAAAATTAATTCGCAAGGTTGATCTGTCACAAGCCAATCCGCTAAATCTTCTTTCATCTTCTGCATTTCGCTTTGGCTACCCGCCCTAATAATGACAGGGACTTCTATTGTTCTTACATTTGTATTCGTTTGTAGGAGATACCCCCCTGCTTTAGAAGGAACCTTTAAGATATCTCTCTCAACAGGAGACCATGCAGGTCGGTTAAATCCCATTAAGATAAAGATGTAGTCTTTACGTATTCCATTAAATGAAAAACTACCTGATGACATTTGACTATCTCCTTCCTATTTCATCTATAAAAAACACCTCCCTTAGTTAAAAGGAAGGTGTTACAGTTGGTTTAAATTGCGCAAGACGTTGCTTTCGTCTGTTATTCGTAGTTTCTACAGGTTGTGCTAATACTTCTCCAACAACCTTTTTATCCATTACGATGTACGTGTTATTTTGATTGCTCTGATTATTATCTTGAGGCTTTGTTTTAACTTGTCTCTCTTGTTTAGGTGCTATATAAGCAGCCTGTTGTGCCGTAGGATTAACGTTAATCATATCGTTCACAAATCTCTTAGAGCTTGAAAATGCGGAATTCAGAGCTGCGTTATCAATATCACCACCGACGATATCACCCATAACGATATCATCCTTCAGTGACGAGAATCCATCTAATACAGATTCGGCTAATGTACGTGCTTTTTTAACCGCATATTTAGTCATACCAACAACACCATTAGCAAGTCCTTCAGTAACAAATTCACCCATCGCATAAGTTACGCGAGACGGGGAATGAATATCGAAGAAGTCCGCGATTCCATCTTTGATACTGCTTGCTACACGTTTTACGGCAGATACAGCTTTCCCGACCATTCCGGAAATACCATTAATCAGACCTTGGATGATGTCTTTGCCGATGTCTTTAAGCATTGTACCTGCGTTACTGAAGCATTTAAGGATAGCTCCAATAACTTCAGTGATAATCGTAGAAGATAAACGACCTACAGTCTTCACGATACCATTAATTAAAGCGATAAGTAACTTAACACCTGTCTCTAGGATTTGTGGCAAGTTAGCTACAATCACTTTAATGAACTCCCATGTTAATTCCCATGCTTTCTTTAGAAGACCAGGAAGAGCTCGTATGATACCTCTAATGATAGACTCTACTATTTGAATCCCTTTTTCTAGGATCGTAGGGAAATTATCCACTAATCCTTTTGCTAATTGGATAATCATTTTAAGCCCAGCGTCTAGCAATTTAGGAAGGACTTTAACGATACCGTCAATAAGTTTCATAAGAATATCAATACCGGTCTGCAGAATTTGCGGTAAGTGCTTAATGATTGAATCTAGAAACTTATTCATCATGTCATAGCCCATTTGCACCCATTGAGGGAACCTTTGCACTATACCATTAATCAATTCAGTTAAAATCTTAATCCCTGCTTCTATGATTTTAGGTAACATATTATTGATACCTGTTAGAAGCATTTCAATGATTTTAAGAGCCATTTCTAAAATTTTAGGTAGATTGTCCGCTACCCCTTTGCAGATACTCATAATCATGTCTAAACCTGCATTAATTAATGACGGGGCCATTGCAATAACTGCATTCATTAGAGCGTTTGTAGCATTAACAATTACGTCTATAGCCATTTGTATGAGTATAGGAAGTGCCGTGACTAATCCATCTACTAACTTAGAAATTATATCAATACCTATCTGCAATATTGTAGGAAGCATTCCAACTATTGTTTCTGCAAACTTTAGCAAGATACTGCCTGCAGTTGCTAAGAAGTTAGGAAACATTGTGTTGATACCGTTCACGATTGTAGGTAGAAAATGAGATGCTGTAATTAGTAATGCAGGTAACCCACCAAGTAGCATTCCTATCAGTGTAGGCATAATTGTCATGAAGATCTGCCCTAGTTGAGATGTATCTCCGCCTAAAGCTAATCTAACAGCCTCTACTAAACTAGAAATAGCTGTTTTGATAGTTAGAATCGCATTCCCTATAAGAACACCTGCCGTTTGGAACCCAACAGGCATAAGGTTTAACCATCCGTTCATTAAACTGCCTGTAGATGCGACAGAAAGAAGATATCTACCTAAATTAAGAAACGCATAACCAACTTGATTAAGTGGACCGAATAAAGATGTAAACGATGTTGTCATGGATACTATGGTATTCGCAATAGATGTCGCTGCCGCTTGCCAACTTACAGGAAGATGTGTGATCCAATCGTTCATTGCGTCTCCATCTAACGCAGCGAAATACAAATACTTCCCTAGCGCAACAATGGATTGTCCGAACGAATTAACCGCTAGCATTGCCGGTGCAAACGAACTTGCTAATCCTTGCACACTTGGCGGTAAAGCATTTAAGGCATCAGAAAAGATGTTTCCTGTAAATGCTACGTTTGTTAAATATCTACCTAGCTGTAGTAAATCTTTCCCTAGCTGTATCGTAGCGCCGAATAAAGAGCTGATATGACCTCTTATCGTCGATACAGCTTGTCCTGTAGCCATTGCAGCGCCTTGCCAAGATTCAGGGAGATGAGTAATCCAGTCGTTGAGATGGTCGCCGTCTAAAGCCGTGTAGTAAAGGTATTTACCTAAACTAGCCATATTAGAGCCAAACTCTAAAGATTTCTTCCCTGCTGTAGCGAATCCCGTTTGCAGAGCTTTTATGCTATTCTGCACCATATCAGATTTGTAAGCACTTTGAATTAATTCAGAGGTATTTTTAACAAGAGCACTGCCGAAATCTTTAATACTTTTAATGGTCCCGTCTACAAATCCCTTGAATTTTTCGTTCGTTTTATAAAAGTGGGTGAATCCTACCGTTAATCCTGCTATAGCTGCCGCTAATATCCATACAGGAGTCGACATTGTAGCAAATGCAGTCACAACAGGCATTATAATGGGTCGCAATGCAAATAAAATCGCTCTCAAACCTCGGAAGTATCCAACACCAAGAGCTAGAGGTAGCATAAGTGCCATCAATGCAGGGACTAACATAATGGTACCTTGAATAAATCGTGCCATTGACGGATGAGCTTCGTTAAACGCTATAGTCAATTCTGCTAGTTTCGTAACAAAGTTAAAGATAGGAATCGCAACAGCAGCGAAAGCTTGTCTCATTGGTTCTAAAGCCTTTGTTAGTTTCTCCATCATCTCGTTAAACGCTTCTGCGTATTTAGGGTTCATTTCCATGTTAGCTTTGTGTAAAGCTCCATACATGAATAGAGCAGACATCCCAACACCAATCGCAACGATAGGCATCCCCATCATAACTGTATTAAGCCTCATCGCTTCATCCGTTAGGGTTTTCATGCTCGCTTGCGGTCCGTGCAATTCCAGAGCGATCTGAGCAGCAGAACCACTTCGAGCCACTCTATCCAAGCTATCTACCAAAGCTAGGGCGGGACGGGCGGTGTTATATAATGGGTTTTTCATCTGATCCAAGTTCTTAGTTGTCTTAGATGCTGCAGAAGACATTGCATTCATAGCGCCGATAGTCTGGAGCATACCCATCATCGCTAAACGATTGGCGTTAATTTGTGCGTCTTGTGAGGCTTTCATTGCCTTCCCTATATCGTTAGCTTGATTTATGAAATCTTGGTTTGTTCCCTGGAAGTCCTTAGATGCTTGAGCCATCTTATAGAATCCGTAAGTCGCTTTAATCTGGTCTTCTTTAAAAGGAATCATAGCCATTTTCTGAGCGTAGAATCCTTGTCTCATTTCTTCCATCATGCCCCTAGCTTCCGCAGACATATAACGGTATGAACTGCCAATGTCACCCATAAGACCGCCTATCTCGTTTCCATAAGCACGGCGGTACTGTCTCGCATAATATTCCGAGTCTCCAACCATTCCTTGCATTCCTCGACCCATTTCGTTACGCATTCCCTGAGCTGCTTGTCCCATGTTATTCCCGATGCGACCTAATTCAGCATTAACGCGTTGCACATCCCTACGGATGTTATCTGATTCTAACCGGGTTTCTATATCAACACGTCCGTCAGCCATTTGAAGTCACCTGCCTTTTTTGCGCCTCTACTCTTTTTAGGTACGCCTTATACTCCATTTCTTCTCTAATGGCTTTTGCTTCTGGCAGTTCGTACCGCTCTTTCATTTTCTTGATTCGCTTTCGTTCTTCAGCGTTATGTTTATCTTTCTTAGGTATTTCGCAAGTCCGATAGTGTATCGCAGTACGCATTGGCGTCTTTTCAGACAGGTTATTAAATAAAGCTAAAAACTCTCCCCATTGCAATATCCCTTGTTGTTCAAATAAATTGATATTATAGTCATACAAAAAAGACGCAAATATCATTTCTGCGTCTAATGTGAAATTAACAACAGGTATTTCTGGAGATTCTTCTTCATTTAACGGATTTTCTAACTCTTCCGTCCTCTCATTGGTCTTCTTACCTGACGTTAAATCAATATTCAATTTATCTTTAAACACATCGACGAGAAGTTTTTCCTTTTGTGATGGATTTAATTGCGCTAATAGCGAATGATCCACAATAATCATATTCAACGCAATGTTTGGTTTCATCCGATCTGGTATATTAACATCGTCAAAAAGCTCCATCATTTTCAAAACATTATCGAAGGATAGGTTCAACTCTATTGCTACTCCTGCCCATTCGTAAATGTCCCTGTTTCTATCGGTGAGTTTAAACATTACCGATCACCTTACTTTTTAAGGTTAGCTAAATATTTAGACTGTTCTTTTTCTGATTTCTTCAATGTTTCTTCTACATATAAATCATTTAGATACCAAACAAGAGATAATAGATTTTTAGCTGATCTACCCGCTTTTTCATATAGTTCTTCGAACGTATCTTTACCTAAGAAAGTTTCAACAACATGCTTTGTAACTTCTTTCTGCTTCTCCATAAGTTCTTCGATTTCTTCGTCAGAAGCATCTTTATAGCTTTCTACAAGCGTTTGTAATTCTTCCGACTCTTCTTTAAATCTTTTAATTTCTTTTTGGTATTTAACTAAAGCGTCATCATTGAACTCAACGCGGTATACCTTACCAGCAACATCTACATCTTTGTGAGTTTGTTCAAAATTAAATTGAAATACATTTGACATCTATTTACACTCTCCATTTTTATAGTTTGATATATTATTTAAAGAAAAAGGAGCCGCATTAACGACTCCTTGTTTTACAACGTTGGTGTTGCTTTAGTGAATTTTGGCACGCCATCAAAACTGATTGTGAACTCAATTTCTCCTTTAGCGTTTGCATCTCCGCCAGGAGCTTTAATTTCTGAAATAGTACAACGACCTTCCCACTTGTCTCCATTCGGTTCAGTTACTCTAAAATCACTTTTACGAGCGCTCCCTACTTGGTTAATACGTTTAAAAATGAAATCTTGTGCTTCGTCACCATAGTATCGATGCCCTTCAAATCCATAAGACATCATGAAACCGGTAATATCACGTTCTGCAGCTCCACCACCATCGTAATAATACGTTTCATCTGATTCTTCATTATTGTCCGGATCTACCGAAGTAATCCCTTTCGCGATAACCGCATACTTAGCTGTACTCGTTTCTGATACGTTTAACTCAAATTTATAACCATGATTCATTAAAAATCCGCCCAAATTAATTACCTCCTATTTCTAATTCCGCCACAAATAGAGCGGTATATATTTGCTCGTTTGCCTCTGTTTTATCGACCCAATTAGGCTCCACATACTTTTCCATCGTAATGAGATTATAAGAATCATCAATACTATGAAACTTACGCATATGGAGGTTATGAAGCTCGTCTGCGATAGCTTCGATACTAGACATCGCTTCTAAACCGTCAGGACTCTTAACGAGTATTTGAAACTGTTTACGGATTGTTTCACCTTCGAAATACTGTTCACCTGGAGCGGAGGGGATAATCCGTAAAGCTATGCTCTTTCTTGGTGTGTTATTAGTTCCCACATCTAATACATTCGCTTTGATAGGCGCGTACACAATATTTGGAGGTAAAACAGCAGTTAAATGTTTGATCGCGCTTTCTACTAACCATTTCATGTGATCACCTACTATAAGTTTTCTTCCATTGTTTGTTTAACGATTCTTTTCCAGTCTCCTATATGAGCAGCCTTAGCAGCTTCGAACCACAAGCCCTGCGCATTAGGATTTACATCTTTAGAGAAGTTGTACTGCGGATTGTAATACAAGCGCCTCGCATATGGCGTATCCCAACCAACATGCCCTTCGCCTGGTCTGCTGTATCTGACTCCAGAACGCTTTAATTCCGTTGTATCCTCAGGAGCATAATAATTACTGTCCTTTAGAACTTGTTGGTCTAATGCGAACTGGGATTTTTCAACAGCATTCATAACGTTAGGTTCAATTTGAGAAGTATTAACTCGTACATTAACCCTAATCATCGTAAGTACAACTCCGTATGGTGCGGTCTGTTCGGATTTGTTGTATAAAGTGGTTCAACCTCTTTAATAAACATTTCCTTTCCATTCCACACGATTTTTGATTTCTCTTTAAAAACCTGATTAGGATGAGCTGAGTTAATAGAATCATGGAATAGAATAGATTGGAATGTCACGCTATCACCCGTTGTAGCGTTATACACCTTTTCATTTGGTTGCACACGCACTCTTTCGATAATGATAGGTTCAGCATATGAAGCAGATCCACCGCCCCAAACGTCATCCTCTCCAATGTACTCATGGTATTCAACGGTATGGATTAGCAAATGCAATGGGATAGGAATGACATTAATCATGAACTGACACCCCTGAATAAAGCAAACCTGTAGGCCTTAGAAAGGCGATTGTACCTTGTGCTATTCGAGCGTCTTTCCCTGCACCTTCAGATTTACCACCTCTCAACAATCCATATCGGAACTTACCAACCTGCATAACAGGTGTATCAATCATGGTATTTGCAGAGGTTTCACCATATAAAGCGATATACTCTGTTTGAGCAGCAGTAGCTTTCATTACTTGCTCCTTGATAAATGGTGCTAATTTATCAAAATCAACACCACTCAATTTACAGTTAATAATCTGATCAACTACATCAGAAGCCCTTGCAATCATACGATTTAACATATCCGGGTCCTCAACAGGCATTCCCTTGTATATGTTCGTATAGTAATCAGCATCTATATATGCCATACAATCACCTACTTAGCAGCAGACTTTTTCGGTGCTTTTAAATCAGCTAATTCTTTTTTCAGCTCTTCAATTTGGTCAAGTGCTTTGTTATATTCGCCTAACGTGACATTGCGCCCGCCTGTAGCACGCTTGATTACTTTACCTTCTTCGGTAATATGATCAAACCCATCATTCAGATAGCTAGGGAGAAAGTCTTTTTCAATGTGCAGTACTTTATTCAAGCGTTGCACTTTTACTGTGTTACTCATTTAACACCATTCCTTTCGTAATAAGAAAAAAGAGAAGCTGTAAAAACTTCTCATTATGCAGTAGTGATATTGAATTTAACACCTGCTACTTTTGCACCTAAGATGAATACATCCCAGTATTTGCGCTCGTAGTAAAGGTATTTGCCACCAGTAGCAGCACTAGGAGTATCTAAGTCAACGAATTCGTATTTTTGTGGAGATACAACTGCTAAAGGATGAACTAAGATCATGTTGATTTGTTTTGCAGCAGCATCTGGAACAGCTCCATTTGTGAAATTATAAGCTGTTTTCATACGAGAAGAAGGAACAGTAACAATTGTCACGTCATCTAATGAATACACGTTACGATTAACTGCATTTTCACCAGCGCCTTTGATATCAAGCGTACGTTGAATTTGCTCTGCTTCTTTTAATAATTTCTTAACCGCAGGAGTTACATAAAGTAGACGTCCATCTTGTGGTACTTCTGCTTCATCCTGTTCTAACATCATTTGGTCGAATACACTTAAGATGTTTGCAGCAGTTAATACCGTAGCATCTGCAGTTTTACCTGCTCCAGTGAATTCAGAGTATAATTTTGAAGCCATGTATTTATCATGCTCAGGGATACTCTCTTCATTAAGGAATACGCGTGTAATGTTAGCGATAGATACAGCCATGTTCGTTTCGTCGATATCTACTGGATCAACTAAAGTGCGGAATTCACGGTCATGACCTAAAGTCTTAGGTTCAAATGAGTTATCAACACGGCGAGTGTAATTTCCTACAACGTCACGGTTAACGTCTGTATATCCACCTACTTTGATACTTGGAATTTGAATCGTTTTAGGACCTGTCCATTTAACGATATTATTGTTAGGTGTATTGTATAATGCACCAAATGCAGCGCCTTGTGCAAACTTCTGTACTAATGCCTCTTGATATTGTGCAGCATAATTTAATGTAGCCATGTAATAAATCACTCCTATTATTTAAAATTTAGATTTTAGAAAAAGCAGCTTTCCATTTTTCAGCTTCAGTCAACGTTTGTTTCTGATGCTGACCAGTTGTAAATGTAGGTTTGGGAGCTCCTTGCGGTTCTTCCACTACATCTTTAAAATGAGGAAACTCTTCAACTACCATTTCGATAGCCTTTGTAATGTTTATATCGTCACTAACCTTTGTTTTTGCTAGAGTAATAACTGCATTTAAGTTCTTTTCCTCTGTAATACCTGACTTAATAGCAGCGTTTTCTGCTTGCAAATTAAAAAGAGACTCATTCTTTTCTTGCAACTGAGTCTCAAAGTCTGTTAATTTTTCATTTGTTTTTTCTTGCTCTGTTTTCTGTGATTCCTGATACTCATTCCAACCTTTTACCGTTTGTTTTAGCTGATCTAAGTTCTCTACACCAAGTTTCTTTAGCAAAGCTGCTTCTTGTTGCTGTTTGGCTTCTTCCAATTGTTCTTGGGTAAAAGTAACTTGCGGTTCTGGGTTTGTTGGTGGTGTAGTTTCTGGTGTCGCTACATTAGGCTCACCTCCTTCCGGTGCAACTGGTGGATTTTCTCCCCCTTCAGAGAAGAACTGCATTTCATTTAATCGTAATCTATATGGTTTTATCATCGTAATTCCTCCTAAACAATTTGTTCACGGTTATATTGGCGTTTACGCTTCGTTTGGTTAATGAATTCCTTCATAGCAGCCTGACGTTGCGAAACCTTATTCTTCGCTTCCTTCACGCCATCCGCATCACCTAGCGCTTCCATAACCTTTACTTCTTTCTTCGCTTTCCTAATTTGTCGTTCTAAGCTTCTTTGTTGTTGGCTTTCCTTATATACTCTGTCATTTTCCGAAGTATCATATGGTTCGTAACGTTTAGTTGACTTACCTTGAATGTAAGGGTAGATTATATGCCGGCAATTTATCCCTAAGATCCCACTTGGTTCACCATAAGAAGTACTAGAGAACGGTGGATATCTCTTACTTTTTCCACTTCGAGAGTAAATACGGCCCTGATACGGGCTGCAACCTGGACGCGCACCACTATGAGAGCTAACCTCTATTAAATCGACGTCATACTCTTCAGCACGTTCCCTCTGCATTTCATTAGCAACATTTTGACTTGTAGACCTAGCAACCATACTAACGTATCCTTCTACTCCCCACCTTCTTCCCGCTTTATCAATCAAAGCCGGAATTCCACGCTGAGACCACTCAGAAACAGTTTGCCTAAGTGCCTGTTGTGGCGTTATGACACCACCTAACAGTTTACCTACCGTCTTGTTTAAAACATCAAGATAAACCTGTTGTGACTGCTTCAGCATCGTTGTATTTACAAGGTTCAATGTATCTAACGCCTGTTGCTCATACGTGTTAAGAATGCCAATTAGTGCGGCGCTCGTATGCATTGCAGGAGCAGCAACTATACTTCCCGCTTGTACTGCTTCCTGGTATAACGGTTCATGTTGTTCTACCGCTGTAAATCCAGCGGTTTCTAACATCTTCCGCACTTCTTCAGCCGTTTTACCACTATGACTAGCAATAGTATCCATTTGTTGTTGATTCAACTTACCTAGCTTATTTAACTGAACTATTCGCCAATGTTGGTATTGTTCGAAGTTCTCAGCAGTAAGTAGCAATTCCCTGTCATACTTGAGCATTCTGGCCATATTTAAAAGCAACTCTTCTTCAATTGCATTGTAGATATCTACTACAAACATAGAGAGTTGCTGTAACTTTTCAGGAGGGAGTGCCATTACCCTTCATCTCCTGGGCTATTATTTTGTTTTTTGCTGTTCATACCGAAGAAATCGACATCCTCAGGGAGAACTATTTTATTTTCTTCCTGTATTTCCTTAAGTATCCTCTTCGCTTCTTCTTCTGTTACCTTTAAAACCTTCATAATTGCCATTTTTGCAGATGTCAGGCCGTTCAATTTAAGTTTTATCCAGTAATCCGCATTTGTGTTTCTGTCTTCTGCAATACTATCGTCAAAGTTTACAGATACATCAATATCTTCAGGAGCAGAATACAGATCGTATAGTTTCGAAATCTCTAAAATGACAGTAATTAGGTCTTTTAATGCTTCTTCAATAATCGTTACGTGCCCATTTCGAGTACGGTACGTTTTACTATTTTGACTCACTACTTCGGTAGCTGTTTTTAACCCTTCCGAATCAAAAGTGAATGAACCTGTACTAAATCCCGTCTGCATTGATAAGATATTTAACAACGCATTGATAGCAGAAACATGTTCCTCTACACGAAGTTCGAATGATATCTCTTTTACAGCTCCACTGTCCATACCTAACTCCAAAGACTCATAAGCTTCATCGTTCGCATCGAAGTAACGGCGCATTTCACCCGTCATAGGATCTACAATTGTTTTCACTGCACTTGTTGGGACAATAATTCGCTTCTTACCTAATCTAAATTCTCTTTCGAATGAATCAAATGCCACATCTAATTCTTGTAATGTATCTAAAGCAGAAGAATAGATACTCACACCTAAATTACTAGTTAATTCGATGTTATTAGCAAGGTTAGGCTTGATATATACAAATAAGGAACGCTTCAAGTTTTCAATCTCTACTACTTCTTTTAGATTAGGATACATTTTCGCTAATGGTATTTTCGTTCCTAATTCAGAACCATCAGACTCGTATAATTCATTCCTGATCACATATTTACCATCTATCCAACTATGCCATTCTAGTAACGTATATTTCTTATTGTTTTTCCTTGTTTCATTTACAAAAACACCTTCTGTCACTGTTTTCCCATTGTCAGCAGTTGGGATAAAGCAATCTGCATTTACGAAACCAATCCGAACTCCTTGATTGTCAACATATGCTTTAGCCACAATACCACCTAAAGCAAACATATATTCTAAATAGTTTTGGAATTGAAGATAAAACGAACTATTTTTAAGAACTTCAGTTATATAATCGTGCGTTTTCTCATCAGATAGGCTAATCTCACATTTCTCATTAAAAACAAGGTTAGCCATTTCTGACGCAATTACTTTCGGCATCCCCATACTTCTCATTTGGCGTTTATGAGAGTTACCGTCTACTGTTTGATACGTAACGTCATGCCACTTCGGAAAATACCCCATATATAACTGCTTCCATTTTTCTATGTTGTTATACATTGAATCAGTCATCATAACATCTTTCATATCTACAGCATTTTTAATCCCTTTAATCAGGCCCAATTTGTACATCCACCTCCTTACCTTCGCAACGATGTTTCCAAACATGTTATCACCGCCTAAAATTTCAATCCGAGTTTTTGTAAGTTATCATTAACGTAGTACTGAAATGCATCACAAGTATGATCATCTACCTTCATTACTTTTGGATCATCACTTTGAAGAGTGCTTGCATCCCATTGGTACTTCTTGTGTTCTTCTATAAAAATTTTATTTCTTTCTGTTTTCAATACAAAGAAACGCCCCTGAGCTAACAAGTCCTGGACGTTATCGATCATATCTATTTTCTTTTTCTTCGCTATTGGATGCAGTCTTATACCGTAATCTTTAAAAACCTGATTACGAAGCGCTCCTTCTGCAGAATCAATTGTCTGTTTATCAAAATACCTGTTATACATTTTGATTATACTATCCTGCCATTCTTTGAAGTCTTTAGACAACTCACTTGGAGCTTTCTTAACTACCTTATTAGCAGGGCTATAGTAATAGGTATCTAGCAAGATAACGTTTCTTTTCTTAGTGAAAGCTAGCGATAAATGAGTAGTAGCAGATACCTGATGTCCTGTATCGGATGCTGTATCGATTAAAATAATGTCATCATCATGTGGGAGTTCGTCAATTTCTTGTATATGATTCATGTTATAGACCATATCACCTAAACCGATAACTTCTCCACCGTACATCCACCGCCAATAATCTAAGTCATGTATCTTATACTTCTCAATTTTCCTAATCATCTGCTGAGATAAGAAACCTTTTTTATCATCCATGTATGTTGAGTGATGGATGAAATAGTCCTCATCTCCTGCTTTGCTATCTAACCACTCGTTAATCCAACTGTATGGATTTCGTGGCGGATTGTATGAGAAGTACACCTTTACTTCCTTACCTTCGATTTCTTGACGGATGAAAGTATCCTCAACAATATCAATATCTTCTACCCCAGCGAATTCCGCTGCTTCCTCGAACCAAAGTGCCATTACATAGCCTTTAGCAATCTTAGCCGACTTAAGTTTCAAGGGATCGTCGCAGCCATAGAAATAAAATGCAGTGTTGGTCTTCTTATGCCTAATGATTAAAGGTGATTTACCGAAGTAAAACTCGCTCTCTACACCAAGCATATAAATGGCCCATTTGATTTGTTCATAAATAGAAGTAGATAGGTACTTACCGACTTTCCTCAAACAAACTACATTGCCTTGCTCATCTTCAAGAAAATCAGTTACGAGCTTCATTGAGATAACGGAAGACTTCATAGATGAACGGCCGCCTTTTGCAACGATATGTGACTGCTCTGCAAGCCATAACGAGTAGAAATTGATATTCATCAAGTCCATAATATTAACTGTCTTGGTCATTTCCCATCGCCTTTCTCATGGCTTCCTTATCGTTTACAATGATGACTTTACCACCGTTACTATTATCATCAGTCAGTTCTTTTATTTCAGCCCTCATCTTCTCAATGTGTACCTTTTGCACTTCCTTCTGCATCTTGTGGCGTTCCTCTTCAATTTGGCGCTTGAAGTTGTCAGGAACTAAGTCAAAGTACTGAGATAGCTTATCCAGAGCCTTCATTTTGTCAGCAAGTTTAATGGAAATACCATCACGCCCCTGCTTCACTTCAGTAATTATTGAACCATCCACCATATCAGACTCAGTTAAATCAACAAAGTTCATCATTCTTGTTTCAGTAATAAACTCCGTCACTTCATTTCCATCTTCATCTACTGATGTTTTCTCTAACGGTTCTAGTTCAACTTCTCTTTGCCCAAAGGTCACATAATTGGTAATATCAGCAAAAGCAATCTTAATGTACTCTTTCAGCACATCCATCGCTTCTACAAACACATTTTCAACTAACTCACCTTTAAGCTCTTTTATATAGGAAGAAACTCGTTCACGCCTTAGTAACCGACTCGCTTGTACATGAGCACCATCTTTAGAGTATCCAGCTTTCAGTGCAGCTTGTGTACCATTGAAGTATTTCACGTAATACAAACAAAAAAGCCGTTCCTTTTCGGTCAGCTCTTCATCTTCTAAAATCTCTTTTAGTTTTTCTTTTGTTTTGGGATTTTTAACATTAGTAACGCTCCTTTTTGCAATAGTTACGTTACCATTTATTTTTTCGTCCCATTTGTCCTGTGATTTCCACTTTCTAATTTGCGAAGGGTTCTTTATACCTAACTCTTCAGCAATTTCAACCAGCGGTTTCTCACCTTTACTTGCTTTATATATTTCAAATGCCTTATCTCTGTCTGGGCTACGTTGTCGTGCCACGACCACCACCTCACGATAATCTCTTTTAGTATTTTATTTATTCTTTTAAAAACTCATCAATTGTTTTATCCAACGCACTAATAAGAGCCTCTCGACACTGTTTTGGCGTCATATCATCATTCATTTCATTATGCAAAGCTACAGCCTTCTCTAATTTCTGTGGATCAATGTGTTGCTTAACTAATTCTAATCCAATAACATTGTTGATTAAATGACCGACAATAACTGTTTGTTCTTGTTTATTTAGTTTCATCTGTCTAACTCCTCCTTATGGTAATTCCTCCATAAAATAAAAAAGCAGCGGATTCGCTACTTTTACAGAATGACTTCGAATTCTTCGTATTCCTCTTTTGAAATGGATTGGAAACTAACTATTCTATAATCTTTGGTGCTGCTATACTTAATTCGTTTATACCATATTGATGGATGCTCATTTATAACCATATGTTCCGGAGTCCAACTTATATTTCTTTCAACATCTTCCCACATATAAGAAACAAAATAGAACTTTTCATCCATAGTTACCGCTCCTTTTCTTCCAGAATAACACAAAAAGAATCATATTTTAAAAAATCCATAACGAAAACTAATTTATGCAGGGAAATGAATATAATATACTAATAGCTTCATATCTTGTTTACATAACCATTCTTATCGGCAGTTGATAAAAGTTGATATTACGGGAAATCGTTGAAAACACTCACTTCCTGTAACATATCATTCCAATTCTTTATGCATGATTTTATACATAGCGTAGTTTAGCGGGTTTTCAGCACCTAATCACCGTTATTTCCTGCATAAACTTCACCTTGTTAACTATCTCTATTTTCGTTCGTTGTGTTCGTTTGTTTTGTTAGTTGTTATAAAATACCACTGAGACTACATATTTAGCATTTAACATTGCCACAATGTTTCCATCGTCATCTTTGATGTCTAAAATAATATCTGTCGTAAATAACTTATTGCCGTTTTGCTTGTACAAACCTAGCAATGCTGGCCCATTCATAATATGAACATCGTCATTAACGGTTTTTAATACCGCTCTTTTCATCCTCTCACCCCTCCTCAATCTCATCCATAAAACTTACGATTTCATTCGGGTCTATCTCCAACGCTTTCATTACAGTACATAAAGGAATATCAGCAACATCATTTACTCTTTCGGAGGCAATCTGATAGATGTCTTTTATCCCCATATAAGCCACCCTGTTCCTAATCCGATTAAGAATGTAGGTAAAAGGAATGCTAACAAGAACCATCTAGACTCCCATAACACGCACAGTACTAAAGACCATCCGAATCCACTCATTCCCTCACTCCTTATCTTTCCTTTCAAGATACTCAGCAAATTTCTTTCTTACAAACTTCAATCGCTCTTCTCTGATTTCTCTTTCCATTTGCTTCTTTCGCTTATCTTTCCTTAACAACAAACAAGACACCACCAAGATCACAGCAGCGCCTACGATAATTGCTATTGATTTAATCATTGTCATCCGCAATTAGATGCTCTAGCCCCTTTACCGCCTTATCATCTAAACGAATCTCCATTAGGCTCAAGATTTTAATTACATCATCCAATGTTTTAATTTTATTTCCGTCAATCTTATGGGGGAATGTTGGTCTAAAATGAATACTATCTTTATCTTTCTTTTCTACTGTTAATTTATGTTCACTCATTATTATCCTCCTATTTAAATGTCCATTTTGTTCTGTTTTACGTTTAATGTGTAATTTCTATATAGTAAATAATTTTATTCTCTCTAAACTAGGAACTAACATAATTGATAATCCCTAGTTTACAAAAAACAAAAAGCCATCACCAAAGTGACAGATTTCAAGGGGATGGGAGAAAAGAGAGAAAACAAATGGCAAAAGTTTCTCTTAGATCAAGACTGAGTACTCTCAACCTTCTCCAAGCCACCGCATCAACTAGTTTGGCTACACGCCCTGTGTTCAGTGACTGGGAGAAGAGCAAGAGCTTCCTATATCTCTTTCAGCACTCATATGTTGCTTCTCTTCTCGTTTATACTCCGTAGAGATTGTCCTGTGATTTTAGGGCATCACATACCACATGTCGAATGAGAGCTATGGTGTAACTCTCTTATAAAGGGTTTTTAATTTATATCAAGACGTATATGTTTCTTCCGACGCCTTGTTTGAACCAATACACTAGAGGGACGGAAGGGGAATGTTTCCGCTGTATTGGCTCAAACAAAGAGTGGAACTCTTTGCCCTCGTTTTGGTCATTAATAAGAATCGTTAGTAATTACTAATGTACGAGATACGTATACTGTTTTAGATTTTTAGAACGGCATTCATTCAATCATGAAAACCATCCCCATTCTTAGAAATCAACATAACAGGAATATTGAATTTTATATCAATATTCAATACAGAAGGTGGATTCTGTACTGATCGATTGATACAAATTAGAAACAGCATGACGAGTGCGAGTTATCTCACACCCGCCACACTGGAATATGTCATTATAATTATTCATTGGTCTTTTCGTCTTAACGCGGGTTCTTACCGCCTTGCCCGCCCTACTATGCGGTATACGTTACCGTGACATTCTCGCATAAGAACGTTTCACTGATAGGTGTACTAATCCTCTTCGATATGCAGTTGTCAAAGGGCTTGTAAGATAATAATAATTTGAATCGCGCATCTACTTATCCGCTCCTTTATCGTTAATTTATCCGCATTTTATCCGTGTTTTTTAATTACATATTCTTATAAAATAGGAACACTATGATTTGCAAAATGTGTATCGCTTGATCGATTAACAATCCTGATTTTAATGAATCTAATTTCTTATAGAAGCCTACAGGTTTCGCTTTCATGTAATCTGCAACAACGTGAACAACAAACATCCAAGCTACATCAATATAAGTAATGTTATAACCTAAGAAATATGCCGCGATTAATACTGTTCCTGTCCATATCCCTGCGTGTGTAGCTAGTACAATATGATTCTTACCTTTCATATTCGCTAAGAAATCTCCTTGTAACGGGTAATCTGCCAATAAGTGTGCAAATAACAATACTAAAAAATTCATATATCATTCTCCTTTTTATATAATCAATAGCGCTTCAGCTAGTGCCATAATCGCATGTCTCTTTTGTGTATAGAACCAATTATTCTCCATCATCATTTGTGCCTTTACAGCTTTATCGCTCATCAATCCATTATTAAGATACTTCCTTTCAATAATTTCTCTCTGCTCCGGATCAAGAGCATGTTCTAACGCTCTCTTCATTTGAATGTACTTTATATCCTTTATCTTTTTTGTATTACGTATTTCAACAAAAGGACTACTGATATTCTCCGCGGCACACTCTTCCTGATTAATCATACGAACTTTTAAAGCTCTATAATTAAGCAATGCCTTTGCAACTTCTCTCTGTATATCTTTGTACTCCTCATTCGTGATTTCTGGAAAGAATGCTAATTGCTCCATCTGTAATCCCCCTATTTCCGAATTTGTCTTTTTACATTCACATCAGGTACGTGAAATTTTACTATCTCTTTGTTGAATAAGGGAAACATGCTTAGTAAAGTAGCCCCCACCAATCTACTCTGCATGGTTCCATTATTCATTAAGCTGTTGTCTTCCTATAAAACGCCGCTATACGTTTCTCTTCATCGTGAATTCTCCATCCGTCGTCTAAATGATTCATTAGCTCCTTGTACGTAAATACATCGAAATTCCATACACGTTGTTTATCTCCAAAACCATCTTCATTACGGTGCAACATGAACTCTCTTGTACCTTTGTATTTTGGAATCATCTACTCAGCTCCCTTTATTTTCTTACCCAACCTTTCTGCTTGTCCTTCATAACAACAACTAACTCCTGTTTATAGCGATATTCGAACATTTTCTTCATATACGGAAAGCGATCATTAGCATAGCCTTTGACATCAATTACTTCCTGTGTTCCATCTTTATAAGTGACGAGGAAATCGGCTGTAAATTTCCAGTCTCTTCGCTTCTTTCGTTTGCCCTCTCGTGTGGTAATATAAAACCCTTCAAGGAGCAGGTACTGAGGTTGTAGCTCAATCTCAACAACCTCAGGATTACTCTTCAATACCAGGTAATACTCCGCTTCTGTTTTACTATCAAACTCAATTCCTAGTGCGACTGTTTTTCTACTATTAATACGGCCTGTCTTCTTTTTATGTTTGAACAACTTATATCCTCACTTTCTATTCCATTTGCTCTTTACACTCTTTAAGAAAATCAATAACTTCCTGAACATGCTCCCTCGTTGTCATACTCTCCATCACATATCCTGCATCGTTATAAACATTAACCTTATCCCCTGTAAACTCCATTCCACACATTCCGTCTGTGCCTAATAGCTTTACGTTACTTTCCATTCTTTTAACCTCACTTTCTATTCAAAGGATTATTTTGTTAAAAACCCCGAAGATATTTTCTTGTCAGTAAACTTTTTCTGATAATTTCATTTGCTAGGAAAATAAGGATTATTAGTTTCATACGTCAAAATACTTATACATATTCATTACATACAAAATGTTAATTTTGTATGTTCCCTTATAAAATTAAACTTAAGAAAGGGTGATAATATAATGCTTAAGTTTTTTCTAACCTTAACTGCTAAAAACGATCAAACAATAACATGGAAGAAATACTATTATGAAATTGTTAAAGCTATGATCATTTATAAATGAATCGAATATATTTCCATGAGATTCAATCAAATTTTATTGAACAGATTTACAATCCTTACTGAATAAAACTCAATATTCCGTCAATACTATAGATGACATGGTAATCTTTCTCCATTACCTGAGCAGTTAGCTTTTGCTAGCTGCTCTTTATTTTTGAATACTAATCGTGATTTTGTACCATACTAACCATAAGCAGTTATCTTAGCAGTGATTTCTGCCCGGAATCTTTTGTCAAAACGGAGCGGTCAGTTTTTGCTAGCCGCTCTTTTATTTTTTTACAACGTCTTTTGGGCAAGCACGTAAAATGTATGGCAATTCTCCTGTTTTAGATAAACCAAAGTCCCCTAATCTCGATACCATTACCACGGTATATTCTTCTCCTTTATAGAGAACTTTTTCACCTTTTAAAATACCGTTATAACCAACTATCCTGTTGTATCCATACATTGTTACACCTTTTAATTTCTTATCAAGTTCAATCATTGCAATTGTCTTAATACCATCATTATTCTCTTCTGCTTCATGCCACTTTATATCTTCCAATCTTTATTCCTCCTTGAATAAAGCCCAAAATCTTGGCCATACTATAAATAACACTTAATGATTGAACTTCCTTCTTAACGTTTCTTTCGTAGAGCAGTTAGCCTTTGCTAGCTGCTCTTTTATATTCCTGTAATTCCTTCTCGAGTCTTTCAATATGTTCATCCCTTATTTGAACATCATCTTTTAAAAACTCAATTTCCTCTTTAAGTTTCATCCGTTCGTTAAACAATTGGCGATATTCGTGTATAGATGAATCACGACTTGCTCTAAGAAGCTCAATTTCTTTATTCCTCTGTTTAAGCTGCTTTACAGCATGATCGAAATCAGCTTTTAATAATTGATACTTTGTAGAGCCTTTCATCCTAGCACCTCATTTCTCTACAAAATGAAATTTCTATACTAATTACCTTCATCTCTCATAATCCAATTCAACCTCATTACTACCTGGTCCAAAATAGCTATTTGTTTATGGACGCCATCACGATATTCTTCACTATGAATTTTTGAAAATCCATTTCGGACCCGTTTTAAATTGGATGCTCTTCTTTCTAAATCAGTGATAAGCTGTTTAACTTCTTCAGATTTCAAACTGCACATCCTTTTCTACTCAAATAGCGTTTTTGTTCAAAATAATGCTCCTATCCATTTGGACACATTTACCAGTATTTTTACCAAAAAATTCATGATATGGTTATTTAGTCGAGTACGTCATTACTTGACAATTACCCTTAGGAACTCCGCAGACAAACGGGGTTTCTTTTATTTAAATAACGATTTTGTTTAATTTCTAACTTTTATCACATTAGTTTTAAATGCTTCACCTTTACGGTTAAAAGATACAATATTCATACCATGATAATCTCTGTGCCACCGGAAAGTTGGATCTAATCTATTATTAAACTCTCCATCAAACTTTCGTATCGTTGAAATTTTGATATTCTTCATTCCCATAAAATTTTCTTCACCTATTTTTGTCATTTGTCTATTTCTTGTATGTCTCATCCGTTCCATTCCCCTCCATATCTTTTATCACTAAGTGTAAATATTAAGTTGTAAATTTAATTTACTTAGTGCTATAATTCGAGAGATCGATAGTTACATTCACTGATCAACCTCATGTAATTTTAATAAAAGTTCTCAAGATTCAGCCCCTAGCAGCGCACCGTTAGGGGCTGAACTCTTTTAAATAAAGATGTTATTTAATTCCCATTCATCTTTTAGATTTCTTTGAATACATTAATATCATAAGAAATTCAATATGGTGCTCTGGTCCAGTTACCTTGAATTTCTTGCAGACCTTGAGAGAAGAATCCGTTTATAGCAAACGGGTTCTTTTATTTTTGGTCATACAATAAGAATTTTGTTTTAATACTCTACGCAATCCTCACACCAATACAAAATTTTGTTTTTATAACTCCAATCATTTATGCCTCGGATCTGGTTTATATTTAATTTCTTGTCACATAAGTAACAAGTTTTAACTTTTGTTTTTCTCCATCTTTGTTTCTTCATCGCCGCTCCTCTTTTCTTATTCGAATAACTATTTTGTTTTGTTTTTTGACTGTTCAAATGCTTTTTTCTCACAATCTACACATGCTACAATGTCGCCACCTTCATCAAATTGATATATAGACTTTTCTTCAATATCCTTATTTAAAAAGCAAATATCACAATTAAATTGCTGTTTCTTATCCACTAATTCGTCATTGATTTTCTTAGTTAGTTTTACCGTTCCAATATCCTCGTAAGGCTGAGCAATATATCCTTTATCATGTAGAGCTTTAACTACTTCTTGCATATCCTTCCAAGCTTCTGTACCTTGACCGAATTTAATAGTAACCGTATTCATTTTTCATTCCCCTTTACGAATATTCTTTTCCACATTACACATACTATCTACAAGTCAACTTCCCATGACTACACTCTTTTAAAACGGAGCTTGTTCCTCCGGACTGTTTTGGATCGCGGCAGGTAACTTAGTCAATTACCTGCCATTTTCTATTCAAATAACGCTTTTGTTTAGTTTTCAATTAGCACTAACAAGTCATAATTCGATTCAATAAATTCCATGCATAATTTTCTGTTTACGTCGTTTCCTAAACGTTCATAAATCAATAGCATTTCATGTTTTGTAAAGCTTGTCCCTAATAACTGGTTAAAGCTTTTTAAGATTTTTCTAGATTTATAATCACTCAAACTTTTACTAATTGGTCTTGATAACCAAGCAAACATCTTACATATAAAATCCATATGATTTTCTACATCTTCTAATCTGAAATAAAGGTTGCTTCTAGGGTCGAATATCAATTCGTTACTACTATTTACAAAAGCCTTCGGGAAAAATCCTTGTGTCTTTTTTACTAAGCTTTGTACTTCTTCATTCATTTCTCGTTCCCCATTTCTGTACAAAATTCAAATTTGGTCTTACTCCACATCAACACGCGCTTGACTTGCTTCTCGGCTAAATCCATCCGGATATCTTTTAGCTAATTTTGCGATATTCATTTCAGCAATATCTTGTAACGTATATCCCAGTTCGTGCGCCATAATCGAAACATAATACATAATGTCACCAAGCTCTAAGGCTAATTTATAAGTATTTCCGTCCTCTTCTCCTGGGCAATGCGATGGTTGAAAACCATGCCCATGATAAATTGCTTTTTTAACAATATCAGCAACTTCACCAGCTTCCCCTGTAAGTCCTAAAGCCGCATTAGAAACACGTCCTCCAAAATCAGTTTTGTTATTCCAAGTGCGTAAAGTTGCTTCTTGATAATCGTTTAATTCGCCGATTGATAAAATGCTTGCAATCTGTAAAACAGTAGCCTCTTTTATAACTTGACCTTCTTTTCTTGCTTCACTAATTAATTTCGTTGCTTCCAATACACCGTTTTCCATAACTTTCATTTTCATCTACTCCTCTTAACTAATATTTTTATTTTTAGACTTAGCTGGTGTTGTAGCTGCTTTTATCGGTTCCCATCCATAACTCAATCTAGATCTGAAAGTACTTACGCTTATGCCATTGGATTCAGCAATCTTAACAAGTTCCTTCCTATCAATTTGTTTACGCGTCGGAATACTTGCCGCGTCTTTAGGGTCCCAACCATTATTTACCCTGCTGTAAAAAGTACTTGAATTAATTCCATTTTCCGTCGCTATTTTCAACCACTTATTTTCTTTCCCTTCGCCCATATGCCAATATGTTCTCGGCGGTGTAGTCAATGCTTCTTGTAAGTCCCAACCGTATCTATACATTCTCATGTAAAGAACCCTTCTACTAATACCGTTTGATTCAGCTTGCTGATATTCCTCATCAGTTAACCAACGATTGAAAGCCATCAATTGTCCCTCCTAATCTAGTGCCAAAAATTCAGCTCTAGTACGATTCGAATAAGTTATCCTAATCTTCTGAATACCTTTTCCATGCTCTTCTATTGTTGCATTCCAAGCTTCGATTTCAGTTTTAGCATCAAAACAATCCATCTTTTGCCGTTCCTCTTTATCGTAAAAATGGACTTCATAGCTTGGATTCAAAAACTTTTCACTGGTGCTTATCGCGTTGTAGTTGAAACTACCTATAACGTCATCAATTGTTAATTGCTTCATAATCGCATCCCCAGTTATTTAATTTTTTCAGTGATTGTAGTTGATACACGATCAACTTTCCCACCTTGCCAAGTGATTACTTGTTCCCCAAACCCTGTTACTGGAGGATTCAGTGGAGTAACCTCACCATTTTTAACCACATAAATTTTATTATCAGTAACATCGATTTCAACTTTCGTAGGCTTCATACGACTGAAATCCTCCTTTTTCTTGTTAGCTAACTTTTTGTTGCTTTTTACGTCGTAATTCTTGTTTCATTAACTCGAATTTAATTAAGTACGCTTTCCAACGCTTATCATTTTCTTCTTGCTGTTGCTTTGCCACTTCACAATTACAACCGTTCGTTTCAATTACACCTGGATAAATTTCTTTACGAATAATTCCTGTATCATGACATAATGTACACATGCTTATTCCTCCTTTTATACTTCGATAAACTTTTGTAAACGTTGCTTCGCTATCTCTCTTCTATAACTAGCGGCTTCATTTTTTACAGTTAGACTTGTTTCAACCATTCGGTCATATGAACGTTTACCAACTTGATGTTTCAATTCTTTTGGTTCTAAATTACTCGTATACAGAGTAGGAAGTTCTTTTCTGTACCGACCATCAATGATATTGAACAATTTTTCTTCTACCCACTCCGTAGTTTTTTCTGCCCCAATATCATCTAATATAAGTAAGTCGCATTCTAAAAGTGCTCTCATAATTTGTGTTTCATTTTCTTTGTTTTCACTATTGAATGTGCTGCGAATACGTTGTAATAATTCTGGAACGCTTTGAAATACGACAATGTATCCTTTTTTAGAAAGCTCATTTACAATCGCGGCTGCTAAGTGTGTTTTACCATTACCAGGTTCTCCCCAAAGCATTAACGATTCCCCATTCCACTCTTTAAACGTCTTCACGTATTTCACTGCAACTTTATAAGCTGTCTCTGATCCATTTCTATCTAGAAACGATTCAAATGTACTTTTGGAGAACCTTTCTCCTAAGTTACTGATACTAAACAACTTTTCTATTTCTCTCTTCTTAGCAAAGTTTTGAGCTTCACGTATTTTGGCTTCTTCACGTTCTACAACACACTCACATGTAGGAAGTATTTTATTTTTAATGCGTAACTGCGGAACTTCTACAGTAATTGCTGCGATATATTTATTACAGTGTTCGCATGTATACCCTTCCGTTTCTTCACTACAAGCCGATGTATTCACTATCCGAGTCATCACTCTTCCGATTGATTCCGACACGCTTTTTCACTCCTTTATTTCGTTGATATTCAGTTTCTAAAGCATCAACATCTTTTAAAGTCTTCACGTTATTGTTAACCCACTGTTTTAAAATGCCCTCAGCATAATTCCATTTCTTCTGCTGTTTCAAAGCACGTTCCATCGCTGCTTGTACAAGTTCTTCGCTTGTATCGTTTACCCACTGTGAAATACTTTCGGCTATGAATGAATTTAAAATCCCGAAATTATTTTCGTAGAAAGAGAAGATGCTACTACTACTTTGTATATTAGTATTTCGTTTATTAGTACTTGGTAAATTATCAGTACTTAGTAGTGTCTGTTTTTCCACTGGATGGTTTTCCATATCACTGGTTTCCCTGTCATTGGATTCCCGTCGAATGGTTTTTCCACTGACTGGTTTTTCCACTGACTGGTTTTCTGACTCCGTGGATGGGACTTCGTAAACTGCTGTTTCCCAATGTGATATTTTCCCTGTTTTTGGATTTTGAACAGGATACCTTTTTAAATACCCTGCTTTTTTTAATTCTTGTATAGTTTTGGTGGTTATTTCTTTTCCGTCTTTAGCGTGTTGGCTGAGTTCAGTTGCATGAAACGTCCAATCATCTGGTAAAGAAAGCATATATGCCAATAACCCTTTTGCTCTCCAGCTTAATTTCTCATCGCGTAATGGTGTATTATGAATAACTGAATAATTAACATCTTTCTTAACTCTAAAAATCCCCATTGTTTTACCTCCTCGTACAAATCGCCACATATGCTTGTCCACTTTGGATAATACGTTGTATTTCATAATGCGGATAACCAATCTTGAAATACTTTTGGATCATTTCTTTTAATCTATCTTCGCTTCTTGCTAATTCCCAGAACTTACTAGGTAATAGCACTTGATATTCAATTAAATCCATGTACTATTTCCCTACTTTCCGTGATATACTTATAACAACTTATTTTTTTCAAAGGACCCACTGCCATGGGTCTTTTTATTTTGTTTTCCATCACTCCAAGCCCATCGTTTTATCGGTTCGTAAGTAATGTAAAGCAACCATACACTGCATGCGATAAACATTGCGAATACTACTAACGATGTTGTATCTTCCACTAAATCACCTCCTTATTTATCAAACGGTAATTTTGTTAAAAATCTGAAATTCTGTTTTAACTAGCATTTGTCCCTACCTTTTGTGCTTCTACCCATTTAAGAAAATCTTCCGCTTTAACGCGTTTGCTTTTTCCAATTACGATTGTTGGGAAATCCTCTCTCTTCATAAGTGCGTATGCGGCTGATCGAGAAATATTTAAGAACTCCTGTACATCATCCGCTTTCAGTGAAAATGGTAGTTGTTTAATTTGGTACATGTTTTTTCACTCCAATCATTTTTTTAAGTTTAAATATGGATACACTATCTTATAACGTCGCCCTTATTTGTAGTCTATAGGGCGACTTTAGTTGTAAAAAAAATCTCTCTCACTTTATTAGATCACTGATCGATACACCATAAAGCTCCGAAAGTTTTTTTAATTTCTCTACCGATAATCCTGATTCTCCTTTTTCAACGTTATGATAAGAACGTTTGAATTTCAGACCTAAAGCCTTTGAAACATATTCTAAAGAATAACCATTTTTTTGTCTTAGAGATTTAATTCGTTGTGTATTTAGCATTTTAAGTCACCACCTTCAACTTCTAAACTTAGTATAACCAAAAGTAGCCCTAAAGGCAACTTTTTATTTTCAAAAATTTATTTTTTATTTTTACGTTGCCATTAGGGCTACTCATTGTTACATTTAAACTAGATACTTTTTTACAAGTAGCGCGAAAGGATGTTATAGATGAATATCATAGGGGAGAGAATATTCGAGTTAAGAAAAGAACGAAGACTAACACAAGAGAAAATAGGCGAAAATATCGGCGTCAGCAAGCAAACTATTTCCAAATATGAAAAAGGGACGAAAATCCCCTCACGCGAGAATATTGAAAAATTAGCTGATTTCTTCAATGTTCCCACTGATTACTTGTTCGGGAAAAGTGATAATTCCATTAAAAGTAGCAATAATATAAAAGAAATATTTGAAAGTGATGAATTGCATTGGGATGGAAGAAAGTTGTCTTCTGAAGAGATTGAAAGCGTCAAAGCGCTTTTAGAAGTAGCTATCCAAAGAATGTTAAAACAAGAAAAAAAGGATTAGCATGAGGCTAGTCCTTTTTTTGGTTCCATTTGGTGCATGACTTCCCTTAATTCATTATCTGTAATGAATCCTTGTTTATGTATTTCTTTCAAAGCATGAAGAGTGTCATTTTCTGAGACTTTATCCCCTAATAAATATTTAATCATGGATTTTATTTTTTCTTCGCCACTTACTAACAAGCCGAACTCCTCCATCCCAATAACTATGTGATTTTTTAACAAACTGTGCATTTTTGTAACGTTTTTCAAAAATGCATACCCCTTAAAAAGCACTCAAGACGCTACTTAGTAGTAGCGTCTTGAAAAATAATTTATAAATTTCTAATGAGTTCCTGGATCAACCATTAGATATGTAGTTTCTACTTTACTTGAATGTGCTTGTGAAGTATCTTTGTTTTGTTCAACTGCTCCTAGTAGTCCTAAAACACATACCATTGTAAGAATAATTTTTTTCAACCTACTTCACTCCCTCTTTAATTAAAAGACGTGTTACCAAATTTGAATAGAATACATTCCCATTATTAGCGAATTTTTCTAAAGCCTCTTTGAGAACCATTATATCATTTCTATCTACAAAAAATAAATAATATAATTTAAAAGCAGACAAAGTTTTTCCTTGTTTTTTTAAGTCTTCAAAATAAGCTCTAGCTTTAACTCCTGAACCAAATTTAGCATCAAAGAATGCTTTTTCCGCTTCTCCTACAAAATCCCAATCTATTTTATCTACATTTATTCCATACTCAATTCGCAAAAAAGCTAATGTGCTATGAACTGCACGATACATTTTACTATAAGTAGTAATACCTAATTTTTTTATTAACTTTAGGCTTTCCAAAAAGTACGTTTCCGCCTGAAAAGGATTTTCAAATATAAATGACTCCCCTAAGCAACTCAACGCTTTAGCCTTTATAACTGAATCTTCCGGGGCAGATTTTATTATACTATTACAAATGTCCCTGCATTCTTTTATTTTATTACTAAACAAATTAATATGAGACTTACGATCATCATGTTGCAAATCCAAATGTTTCTTTATAAATGCATTCTCTACTAATGGTAAGTTTTGATCGATCTTTTTAGAATACGGGACCATTGCCATGAAATTACTACTATCATACAGAGCAAACCCATGTAACATGTCTACTATTATTTGATAGTCAACATTTTTAGAATATGGTAATTCATCTAATTTCCTTTGTAATTCTTCTCCTTCTAACTTGTTCAAATTTCTTTGATTGTATAAATCATACAAATGTAGATATTTGTTTATTTTCCCTTTTTTATCGCTGCTAATATGTTTTTTTATTATTTTTTTCATTAATTGATACTCACCGACTGTTTGGCAGTAAGACAGTGCCTTTTTTATGTTTAAATCACTCTCGCAAAGCAATATAAATTCTCTAATTTTCTTTCTACGTTCTGTCCAATTTGGATACAGGTCGGAAGCAATTAATAAGAATGACTCTAACTTCATTTCTTTAATTTTCCCATTTAAAATCCTATTAAGATTAGTTCTATCAATCTCTGCTTTTTTAGCTAATGTACCAATATCCAATTTAAGATAATTGATATGCTCCTGTAAGTTCTTGATAAAGCTCTTCATTCTAAAATCCCCTCCCAAATCAGAACCCAAAACATATCCCTTTTTTCTCAATAGGAAAATGAATCATAATTTTCTTTATACTTATGAAGTATGCTATACTATGTACTGACTCATGGAAACTTTCCCTATCTAGGCTAGGGTTAAATGTTATAGCTGTGTGGCCTCACATCTATAACACCGTGGGTCTTTTTTTATTCCTTCTTTCGTTAAATTCAGTTTATCATAAGATTTAGAATGTTCGTTCTGATTATGGTCAAATCATGTTGAGAAAGTTTTTTTCAAAAATTCTATTTTTCATTAAGAATATTTTACCATCAAAAGAACGTTTGTTCTATATATTTTTGTTAGAATGTCAATTTGTATGATACTTTTTATTATAAAGACAAATTTCATGACATGTATAGTCTAAAAATTCTCATGTATTTATACTAAAACTATGAATACATTTGGAGAAAATTTAAAGAAGTTTAGATCAAGTCGTTCCCTTACTCAATCAGAGTTCGGTGAAAAAGTACAGTTAAGTCGTAGTCAAGTTGGCAATTTAGAAATTAACTATAATCAACCTGATCTCGACACTCTCGATCGCATTGCAACGTATTTAGGTGTTTCTGTTGATGCGTTAATGGGTAGAACGAGTACACCTCATGAAAAAAACATAGCAAATGCCCTCGATGAAATTCAAACGGTTTTCGCAGGCCTGGATGAATCTCAACGAGAACAATTCTGTAAACAACTCGTTTTATATGCAAAGTTCCTTAAAACTCATAACGAGCTGTTATGAGTCGATTGTAGTAGAAAACATTTCCAATCGCAACGGTAAAAATTAACAGATTTTTATCAACAAAAAAAGAGAGCGCTTAGCTCTCTTTTTTATATTCCTGTGCCTGGATCTTTTATATATCCTCCACCTGCCCCAGGATCATACATACCCATCCCACCACCTGGATCAGTTGTATATCCCCCGCCTGATCCTGGGTCCAAAATCCCCATTCCTGTACCTGGATCGGAAATCATCTTTGAACCACCTGGATCTTTTATGTACCTTTTCATTTCGTTCCCCCCTTTTCTTATATACCTGTCCCTGGTCCAAAAATTGTTTTCCAACCTGTACCAGGGTCTTCATTGTATTTCCAACCACCACCACCTGGTTCATTGTGCCAGCCTACACCTGAATCAGTAACTTTATGTCCACCAGGTTCTTTTGTGAACTCTCCCATTTTTTATCCCCCTTTCTTTTCGTGTATAAATATTGTAGCTCACTTCTTTTATATCTGTAAATTAAAGAAAAAAGAGCTATGTAAAATAGCTCTTTTCAATCAAATCCTTTTAAACGGTTACTAAGTTTTTTCTTTCATTTACCTCAAAATTAAATCTACTTTTTATCATTTTATTAATTTGTGCTGTTGAGTTAGAAAAGCCTAAATGTGCCTTTATGAAAGAAAATTCATAGTCATTTAACAATTCAATAAATGCAGTATTAACAAAAGATGAATTTAATGCTGTTACTCCTTTGAATGATACTACCACTTTCTCATTTTGTTTAAAACTATGTCTGATTAAATCTTGAATGATTTGTCCGTCGTCATTTGAATAGCAACGTTCTACATGATCTAAAACATTAATTATTCCCATTCTCCGAAGTCCTCCTCATCTGATATTATATTTTCTATATTATCGGCCTTTAATTTCATTTGAATTAAAGTGCCTGGATAATATGATGGTGATACATTATATTCTACATCAATGTCAGTGTTTCCTGTTTTACAAGTTAGTATACCATGATTAGAGTGGATATACACTTCGCCACCAAGGTCCTTAACAACATTATCAACTAATGTAGCTAAACCAACCCCTCTGTTTCTTGGAGTACTTTTTGTAGAAAATCCCGCTGTAATCGCCATATTTAAAGCTTCTCCATCATCCATTAAAGGGTATTCCTTTTGTATATTATGCGGAATACCAACACCGAAGTCAGAAATAGTAATATGTACTGTATTTTCGTCATCTTTATTCGGATAGTGTTGTGCGAAAATACACCCTGTATTTTCTTGCGCATGATCCCTAATATTATTGAAAATTTCTTCCATGGAAACCGTTATATTTTTAACAGATTCAACAGTTACATCTAATCTATTTGCAAGCCAAAAAGCAAACCTACCGCGTAAGAATTGATAACTGTTTGCGTATGAAACCAAGTTTAACGGGATGGTTGTGGGTCTCAAACCTGCTTGTTCTCTTAATTTCTCTCCAAAGTATTGCTCAAAAAATAGAGAATCATCCAAATACCTAACGGCATCCCTTCCATCTATCCTTCTTGGCAATATTTTATCGCATGTAACACCATTTTTATTTAACCACTCAAATAAATTTCCTAGTATAGTTACACCAGCAGGCTCAATAAAATTTAGTTGTCGGAAATTAAATGTAATTTCTTCAGCTTTAGGTTTTAAATCCTCATCAATTACTGCTTCTAACAATTCATACATTGTACTGCGATTAAAGCGCCGCGGAACCATTACTTCCATACTTCGTAACCCACCCATCTTCTATATCTTATACATAGCAATATGTATTTTATGTCTTTCTCTATTATAGCTTTTTTGTCGAATATTGGAACAAATAAATGAAACAAATTGCTTAATAAACATCAAATTATACCTTTTACAAAAAATACGCTAACATGCTATCATTCTTATACCACTACCACATACCACAGCTTGTATCTAGAAAACGATTATGACGAGGTGAAAATCATGGCATACTTTCGTAAACGTGGTGAGAAGTGGTCTTTTACTATGGATGTTGGCAAAGACCCACTCACAGGTAAACGGAAACAAATCACTAAAGGTGGCTTTAAAACAAAGAAAGCTGCTCAAGAAGAAGTGGCAAGAGTAACAAATGATTTAGCAAATGGGGATTACGAGAATAGTGATATTCGCTTTTCTCAGCTCGTAGAAATCTGGATGCAAGAGAAAGAATCATCATGTAGACCATCCACATTGTATCAATACAAACGCATTCTACGCTCCCGTGTTATGCCTGAATTTGGTGAGAAGAGGTTATCAGATATAAAACCATTGACCGTTCATAATTTTCACCAGAAGCTACTTAAAGAGGGTCTAACTACGAAATACATTTCATCTGTTGATGTTATGTTAAAACAAATCCTCGATAAAGGAGTAGAACTAGAAATGATTAACTCTAATCCTGCTAAGAAAGCTAAGCGCCCTAAAGTTAAAAAGAAGTCGCAAGCTAGTTGGACAGTTGAACAAGCCATGAAGTTTATGGAGTATGCAAAAATACAAGGAAGCTATTATATTGCTTTTGTTTTAGCTTTGCATACAGGCATGCGAATCGGAGAAGTATTAGCTTTACAGTGGGATGATATTAATTTTAAAAATAAGACTATCCATGTACAAAGAACATTAACGCTTGTTGATGGAAAGTATGAATTAGGTGAGACAAAAACTGAGGCATCTAATCGTATAATCCCGATGACAGAAGAATTAATGGGAGAGTTGTTAGAATATCAAAGTCGTAAGAAGGAGAACTCTTTCGACTTGTTAATTTGCACAAGAAATAAAAAAATCGTGCATCCATATACGATACGCTACCAAATGAAAGCTTTGTGCGAAGCAATTGACGTACCGTATATTAGATTCCACGATATCCGAAGAACGTTTACAACTATTTTAATCGATTCTGGCGCAAATGCAAAGGTTGTTTCAAAATTGCTTGGTCATACAAATGTTTCTACAACTTTAAATATTTATACTGATGTTTATGAAGAACGTCAAATTGAAGTGACTGAAATGCTAGGAAATGTACTGAAAAGTGGCCAACGTGGTCAAAAAGTGGTCAATGAGGAAAAACAAGATGGTTAA